CGTGGCATTTTTATCTGGATGCAGATGCAGCATGGGTAGCAAGTACTGCTTATTCAGTTGGTGATTTTGTTGAGCCAATAACATTGAATGGATACAGGTATGAAGTAACTGCAATAGCAGGTACTGGCACATCTGATGCAGCTGAACCAACTTGGCCCACAGTTGTTGGTGATACCGTGGTAGATAACCCCGGAGCCAATCAGATCACATGGACTTGCAGATCCAAAAGTATTGCAGATGAAAATTGCCCTCACTCTGATGTTTTCTCTAAACAGGAATCCAGAATGTTTGCGCCTGATGGTGATGTAGTCCGTTATTGTGCATTGAACGAACCCAGAGACTGGACCACATCATCTGATGCCGGGTTTATGGCAACAGGGTTAAAGGCCAAAGGATCCGAGAACGCAATAGGGATCGGAACCTATGGCGGTAAAATGGCAGTGTTCATGCAAGACGGTATGCAGTTGTGGTCACTTGATACAGCGGTAGCAAATATTGTATTTGATAATCAGGTAGAAGGTGCTGGCACATTATGGTCCAGAAGTATTAGAGAATTTTCCGGTGATATTCTATATCTTGCAAAGGCAGGCGTAAGATCAATCACCACTCAGTATGCGGTACAGGATAATCTGCAAGAGGTTGATGTAGGTAGCCCGATTGATTCAATTATCAAAGCAGGAATCACAGATGCTGATAACCCAATGGCTGCGTACTTTAATGGTGCCGGTCAGTATTGGCTTGTTAATCCCGGTAATGGCATCACCACTGTTTATCCTTATTCATTCAGCCGTACTGAAAAGATCGCGGCATGGTCCGAATATCTTTACGGTAAAGAGTTTACCGATGTAACAGTGCACGATGGACATTTGTGTTTGCGATCAGGTGACGATGTTTACAAGGTGGATGAGTCAGGAGCTATTTACTCAGATGATGGTGAGTCCTATGAAATGCTTGTTAAGTTTCCGTACCTTGATTTTAAATTGCCGGGTATCACTAAATACATATCATCGTTTGATTGTGTGGTAGAGGGTGAGGTAGAGGTTTATTTTAACTACCTGCTAAAAGATGAGAACGGTGATCAGCAGGAATACCAAAGCACATCGTTAATATTGAAAGGTGATACCAGAGTAGAGCAATCAATCCCAATGGAAATGACACTCACCTCTATTGCGCCAGTTTTTAAAAGCACATCAACAGAGAAAGTGAGAATTGACTCGATCACTTTCCACTATGAACCTCTGGGGGTTGTGTAATGATTGTAAAAGCAACCATGGAAAACGTGATGCATGTAGTAGAAAACATGCAGGCCATAGAAAGAAAAGCGATTGAAGCAACACACTGGGAGGTTAACAACGAATCCATAGCCAGTGGCTTTATAAAATACACCAACGGATTATCATATTGTGCATTAAGTGATAGTGGTGAGCCGGTGGTGGTTGGTGGTTTGAATTTTATTACCCCGTCAGTAGCGCAGGCGCAGATGTTTGGTACTGATAAATGGTGCGAGGTTTACAAGGAAGTAACCAAAGCAACAAGACAGGTGATGGATCAGGTTTTAAATGAAAGCGTTAAAAGAATACAAGTACGATCTTTAGCGGAGCACCATATAGCGCACAAGTGGTATGAAAAATCTTTAGATATGCGGTTGGAAAGTAAAATACACTCATATGGCAAAAATGGTGAGGATTTTGTCATGTATTACAGATTGAGGAGATAGGCTTATGTGTGGTGGTGGTGGTGGTGATGGTGGTGCATCGGAACGTGAAGCGCAGCGAGAGGCTGCTATGTCTGATGCTATTAGCAAAATCAATGTACTGTTTGGTGTAGATCCAAATAATGGTACAGCAGCGCATAGCCCAGCAGATGGTGCAGTAGCTCCCCAAGATAACTCGGTTGTAGAAGGTAGCAGCCCTATACCTAAGTGGCAGGAAAATAAAACCGCGATTGATGCAAACCTTGCCACAACCAAAGACGACATAATGAAATACTTTATGACCGAACTTGACGATCAGAAAATTGATGAAGAAAGATTGCTAAAACAAAACTTGGCAAGGAATGGTCAGTTAGGTAGCTCGGTTGATATTGATGCACAGGCTGAGATTGCAGATAAATATGATAAAGGTGTTTTCTCACTGCGTAACCGTGCAGATGCAGATGTAACAGGCATCAGGGCATCAGATGAGAAATCAAGATTGTCATTGATTGACCGGATCCGTGGTGGTATGGATTCTCAAAGTGCAATTGCAGGCGCGATCAATCAAATGACAAACAGCACAGCACAGGCTCAACAGACAGCCCTCTCTGATGGTGTTGGTGATTACATGGGTGGTGTAGCTGATGTGTATGGATACCAGCGATACAACGAAGGTAAAGAGAAAGGGAATATGTTGCCGTACAAACGTAATTCTGGTGCGACAGTAAAACACCGTGGCGATTCTGGCACTACTTATAACTCATAGGTGATTTATGAACCCAGCTACAATTGCATATATCATTATGGCCATAGGTGCTGCACTCCAGTACAAGGCCAATAAGACCGCACAGAAAAAAACCAGACGCGCTATTGATGATGCAGAGGATAGACAGGACGATCTATCCAAGCGTAATCGTAAGCAAGTACTGGGGTTGATGGAACAATACGATCCTGAGAAACGTCAAGAAAATAAAGATCTGGCAGCCAATACAGCCAGTGAAGGATTGATCAGTGAAGTTATAGCAGCTAAAGAAAACGGTGGCGGCAATATTGATGCAACACAGGGTAGAGTTTCAAATGCATATGATACTGATTTTGCTAAAGCGCAAAACACCAGAATTAAGAAAGCGTCCAATATTGCAAAACTGATGGGTAAGATTAGAGCACCGGGCGATCTGCGTTTTGAAGAAGGTTTAGCAAATTCTGATTCCCAATCAAAATCGGCAATCATTGGATCGTTAATGAAAAGCCGATGGACCACTGATCAGGGCCGGATCAATATGGCAAAAATACCAAACGCTGAAATGATGTTGGCTGGTGATTTAATGAAATCATACGGCGGTTATAAAGCCATGGGTGCAGGCTCAGCCGGTAGTGACGGTGGTGCTAGTAATGTAGGTGCCGGTGGTGCTAATAAATTTATGTCAGCAGACTCATTCGCAGGAATGAAACCTTTAGGATCTTAATATGAAATCACGTACAAAACTTGGTGCAGGTGCGAATAGTTTAATGCAGGCTTTTGGTCTGGGTGATTCTTATGAGCAGAAAGGAATGAATGATGCTCTCAAAGGACGATCTAATTTAGCTAATGCCAGAAAAACAAACCTTGAAGCCGATCAGCTTGAACGCAGCATGGGGATCTCAGCCGGTGATATTGCCAAGTCATTAGGTGTTCCACAGGAAGCACTTGATCTGCAGCAGATGTTTAAACAGCAAGGTAACTATGGTGAGACAGCCATGCCTACTGGTACCGATGGGAATCTGGTAGAGGCTGAATACAATCCGATCATGGATATGCCAGAGGTTTTGAAGAACAACCAGAACATGATCAACCGGGCAAACACTACTAAGACCGCCTTTGATATGGGTGGTGGTAATGTGCAGCAGATAATGAATTCATTACTTGGTGCACAAAAAATGTCAGTGGGTGATAACGTGATGAACGGATCCCAAGATGCAAACGCAGCAGCACAGGCCATGGCTGCCATGGAAGGTAAGGCGCAGTACTCAGATGGCCCAAGTGGAATCATGGATGTTTTCATGGGTAACGTAAAACCTACTGCCACATCAAGATCAGTGGTTGAAAAGAACAATGCAGCAGCTGGCAAGTCAAGAGGTGAAACTTTAGATCCTAATTCACCAGCTGGAATGTTTGAGGGTTACATGGGTAAAGGATCATGGGCCAAGTTAGATTCCATGGAACAAAACATGGCAGGCGAAATGATGAAGTCCGGTTTTGATGTTGGATCAATATTGCCAATATTAAGACACCACTCATTACAACCATCAATGAGTGAGATCTTTAAGGCACTTAATCAAAACCCAATGTTTATGACAAAGATCATGAGTGAGTCTCGCGGTGCTGATGGAAAGATTGATCCAGAATTGGCAGCCCAGTCAATCCGTAGTGTGATCGATGCAGGTAGAAATAGCCTGCAACAGTCACCGGGTTATCTGGCAGATATGTTAAAAGCCAATGGTGCCAAATTACCTGATCCCAGATCAGGTGGATCCGGTGGTTACTCCTATAGCCGTGATGGTGGCCTGAAACCAAGGGGCCAATAATGCCGAGTGTTTACCTTGAGGAGTTTGGTGAGGAGATTGATTTCCCGGATGATATGTCACCGGATGAAATCACTCAGGCTATTGAAACTGAAATAGCCCCACAACTTACTAACAAGGCTACCGATGGAATGTTGCAAGGCATCCAAGCACAGCCAAACATCCAGAACGAAATGAAAATGCTGCAAGACATATCGGCAGGTATGCCTGATCCAACTAAACAGCCAATGTATGACAATCCCGGCATCCCTGAGCTATTAGGAAAATCTACTCAGAATATTGGGTATCTTGTTGGACAAAACATTGGTGGCGAAATGAATAGGTTTGGTGATGCCCGTGAGATTGAAAGAAATGAATTGATCGAAGCATTGAACTCTATGCAGATGGATACCACTTTCTCTGATCACGGAGTAATGCAAAAGATAATATCTATTTATGATCAGGGTGATGCTTTTGGAAAACTAACAGACGCAACCATGAACGGCAGCGTATCACCAGCAATAGCTAAAATGATCAGGAATAAAGATTATGCAGGCGCATACCACGGGCTAAAAAACAAAACACATGATATGCCTGTAAATGAAAACGATCCTTTATCTATTGTCCGTAACATGGTTGGTGATATGGGTAAAACCGTATCCGATCACTGGCATGGCAAGTACCAACAAAACAGGCTCAATCTGGAGCCGTGGAGTGGTAAGCATATTGCCAATGCAACGATAGAAGGTGTCGGATCATCTTTTGGTCCCTCTGTCATAATGTCAATGATCAAAAAAGATCCTATGGTCGGTGCCGCAACTATAGCGGCAACAATCAGGGGGCGGATATATGACGAGTCAATACGAGAAGGAATGAATGAGCACCAAGCAGCAGAGAAGGCTGATTTTGGTGCTTTTATGGAGGCGATTACCGAACTAACCCCTTTAGGTATTTTAACCAGAGAAGGAGGGGGGCTGCTTATAGATTTACTTAAATCCACTGGAGCAGAAGCAGTACAGGAAATGACAGTTGAGATAGCTGATATTACCCGTGAGTATCTGGTAGAGGGTAAGAAACCTACCACCTCAGAAATAGTAGACAGAGTAGCTTTTGCCGGTACAGTTGGTGGTGTATCAGGCGGAAGCATTAAAGCAGCCACTTACCCATTTACAAACCCACCACGATTTACGAAAGGCCAAAAAATGGGCGGGGCTATGGGGGATGAATTATCTGGAAAAGATTTTGCGCCGAAAACAGCAGAGGATATAGCGGCTCTATTTACCCCTGAGAATTATGATGCCAACACAGTAGATCCACAGGATACGGTGCACGGTGAGCAGGTTGGCCCACCAGCAGCACAGGCTACTACCGGGCAACAGAAACCCGTGAGTAAGCCCGACAGCGTGCCGCAGGATATCCACGACAAACTGACAGAGGCTGGATTTGTGCCGCCAGAACAGGCTACAGAGCAGCCTGAGCAACAGAAACCGCCAATCACTGATCAGGCGATTGATCTACTGGATGAAATGCAGGGCCGTAAAGATGATACCGGCCCAGATGATGTGTCTGATATCCCGGCAGCTTTTGTAAGCCCAAACATCAAGGAAAACACCAACTTAGATGATGCTGAAAAAGCAGTACGATCTGATGAGCACGTGCGCGGTCGGGAGGTTGTCAGGGATATTGCCCGGAAATATGGGGTGGAGCCAGTCATTGAAAGTGCCGTGGGTGACTGGGAGGATGGTGCAGAGGACACCTTTGCAGTGTGGATGCCCAAGGCTGATGAGGAGACTCTGAAAAATGCCGCATCTGAAATGGGTGCATCAATGCATCAAAAAGCTATTATATGGTTTAACCGTGCCGATAATGGAGATAAGGCCCTGTTTGTATTGGATGTGCCGGGTGTTACCACCAAGGAAATCAGGGCCTCATTAGATGAGTCAGGAGTCATTTATAGGACCATTAAGAAAACACAGGACGGTGTACGGGTTTTCGTCTATAATGACGATCATGAGAACTATGGCGCGGTATCTGAGCAGATATTAAGTGTCAGGAGAAAGCACAATGGCAGGTTACAAACAGTCGAAGGGCGCGGAGACTTTATTGGTGGAGCAACTAGGGCAGAAGGGTTGGCAGCTTATCGAGGGCAGAATCCTGAGATCCCCGGACGGTCTGGACGAAATTCACCTATCAAGGGATCACCTCAAGGGGATCGCAGTGGAACAGGAGGACCCAATGAACGGTCAGGGCCTGATAATGACCACGGATCACCGCAAAGCCGGGTAGATGATGATACCCCTGCCTATAAGCGCAGGGGTGCTTCATTAGTAAATGCCTATAAAGAAATTGGCAGCAATCCTGACAATTTCCAGAACAAAACCTCATCAGCAAGTGACCCGGCACAGATTGCTCAGGACATTGGCGGCAAAGACTGGGAGGCCGTACCTGACCAAACAGATGATCGTGGTCAGTATATTGAAATCAGAAAGCAGCATGATTTTAATGATGATTTAGGTGAGTCGTGGATCCATGTAGCAAAAATCTACGATCACAATACAGAGCATCCATGGGTAAGTATTACCCCTGATGTTGACTCTGGAATAGGTGGGGCGGTGGCCTATCAAATGGCCATGACATATGCCTATAACAACGGCAAGACATTAAAGCCTGATTCCCGTGGCCTGACTACAGTAAACAGGCTGCGTAGAACAGAGGCCATGATCTCAAGTATTTTGCGTCATGGTACCGATAAGCACGTGATGCCAGAGCCTACCCAGTACACCGGGTTACTGTCTGAGGATGATTACACCAGACTGGGTGATGAGAATGTAATGCCAGCAGATCCAAATGCTGCAGTAATGAGCAAGCTGGAAGGAATACAAAAAGCATTATGGATACCGGGTATTGAAAAGATGCCCAGTGCTTCACAGGAAAAGTATGGTGAAATAAATTTAACTGGTTTGTTGCTGAGTGCTGCAAACCTGACAATGAGAAGGGCACCGGTATTAAAACAATACCGATATGAAAACGGTAAATTTTTAAATGAACAGAATAAAGAAATTGATCTCGGAAAGGTTGTTAAGGATCACGGACTCTTTGAGCGTGGCGTGGGGAATACTACGGCTAAAAGGGCGATTATTACCCGATCCATTTTACAACAGGACAACACCGAAGGGCTGGAAAAATTTATACTGGAGCAGACCGAACAGCCTACAAGGATCCGTGAGAAGATACTGGAAGGAGGCGGCCAGAGGCTTGCTATGGACCCTGATCTTATGGGCACCTTTGCAGATCAGGAGAGCCTGCAAAAGATTCTCTATAAGAAAACCAAGAAAGCAAAAACAGGCAGCCTGTCACTAACTGATGTGCACCGGGTAATTGACCCGGTAATTAATAAGTGGAAAGCCTTACCTGAAACAAAGATCGTTCAATCCATTGAGGACCTACCACCACATCTGTATCAGCGTTTAGTTGATAACAATGATGAGTCAGATGTAGCTGCAATATTCGATCCCAAAAAAGATACCAATGGTGCCGATGGTACCGTTTATCTTATTGCCAATAATATTCATTCTGAAAGTGAAGCCTATGCCGCGATCATCCATGAGGTGCGTGGCCATTGGGCCTTACGTCAATTCTTTGGTACAGACTTTAATGATTTTCTACAAGATGCATGGTCAGCATATGGTAAAAATGAATTTACTGATATTGCCGAGAACTATGGTTTTGATTTAACAAAACCCGGTGATCGTAAGTTGGCAATCGAGGAGCGACTTGTAGAGGTTATTGAGTCAGGCGAGAAATCCGGTTTACTTGATCGCTTTATTGTTTGGTTTAAGCAGTGGTTACGTAAAAACAATTTCAAAGGATCATGGATCAATACTGTCAACGAACAGGAGATCCGCACCATGCTGGCCAAGGCTGCGCGTGAGGTGGTGGATAAAGGCAAAACCAGTAAGGCGCAAACCGATCAGGATGTTGTGAGTGAAGTAGCACACAGTACAATGTTACAACGTAAAAAAGATGTGTTTTTCTCAAACCTTAAAAAGCACGTGCAGAACATTAATGCAAAAGCATTATTGCCCAGAGACTGGATATCCCAGATATTTAACCGTCATAAAAAGACAGGCGATCTATCACCAAAACCCGGACTGAGTAATGAGCAGCTGGAGTGGGTTGGTATTGCAGACTGGTTAAATGAACAGGATGGAAAAGTAACCAAACAGGATGTGCTTGAGTTTATTGATCAGAACGATATCAAGATCGAGGAAAAAATATTAGAAACTCCTAAGTACGGTAGGAAGTGGTCAAGACGACAATATGTTAAACAGAAAATGAAATCTTTTAATATTGAGCGTGATGATGATGGTTATTATTTGATTAAAGATGAGAACGGTGAATATCTAAAAGATATTAATGGCGATAAAATTTACGAGTCTGAAATGGGTTTTACAGAAAACAGAATACAAAATAAATCAATACGTTTGGCAGATGAACTCACCCATGCACAAAGGCTGGAATACTTAGGTATTGATGTTGGTAGTCTTGATGAAGCTGATTATGCTTCAACAGAATCACCTAAGCATGGTAGGTATGTTCTTGGTGGTGAGAGTGAAAATTACAAAGAGTTGTTATTGATAACACCATCAAAGGAAGCGGTGCCTCCTTACAATGAGGATAACGTGATCCCAATAAATAGTTTGGATGATCACAGTGGTTACAGCTCGCCTGAAAGGTTTTGGTATTTTAAAACCGATGATAATGTATATCAGATATTAAAGTCAGATTACTCTACTCAGGAGTCAGCAAAACAATATATCATTGAAAAGAAGAAGCCCAGCAACGCTGATGCCAATAAGTTTTACGGCCATGATGCTCACTACCCTGATGCAGATATTCAGGTATGGGTACGGTTTAATGAGCGTACCGATAACGAAGGTAAGAGCGTTTTATTCATTGAGGAGATTCAATCTGACTGGCATCAAGAAGGAAGATCTAGAGGTTATAAAAATGATGAGGGTGGAATTTCTAATGCAGAAAGGAAAAAATTACATAACGAATCAAAACGTATTTTAAGCAGGTATAACGATCTAGGTTTTGACTCATCATACCAAGCGTTACAAACAATAAAACATCACAATGAAAGGAATAGTGTGCCGTGGAGTGAGACATGGGATACAACAGATTTTATGCCGGGTGAGGTTGAATACATAAACAAGTATTTAGAAGTAGTCGCAAAGTACGCTTATAACAAAGATGGAAAGGTGCAAGACACCGTATTTAAACAAACATGGCACATGCCAGCCATGAAACGCATGATCCGCTACGCAACAGAGAACGGGTTTGATCGTATTGCATGGACAACCGGAAAACAGCAAAACGAAAGATGGAGCTTAAGCACCCAAGTAGAGTCTATCAATCACAAAAAAAATAGTGATGGAACTTACGATCTCAGAGTGGCCCCCAAAGAAGGGATGGACACCATTAGCAAAACTAATTTAACTAAGGATAATCTTATAGAGCTTGTCGGTAAAGAAATGGCCGAGAAAATTATCAATCGTGAAGGTGAGATCGATCCTGATAGCCATACTGCTTTTATTAGAAAAAGAGGTTTTGGCGTAGAGGTATTTAATACAGCAGATGCAGAGGTGGTGCAGAGTAAGAATATTGGAAACCGGTATGATCTCGTTTACAAGGATGCAGTTATTGGCGAACAAAGAGAAAAGGAATTTATGGAATCATGGAAAAAAGAGAGCAGTGGTTGGTATGTGTATTATCAAAATGGCTCTGCACACGGATCTTTTCCAGACAAAGAAACCGCAACAAGAGTTATGGAAAATGGAAACATTGAGTACACAGATCTATCACCAGAAAACGATCCAAGAGTATTAAAAGGTGATGGTTTGGAGATCGGTGGATCCGGTATGAAAGGTTTTTACGATAACAAACTTGTCAAGAGCGTTAACAAGTATATTAAAAAATGGGGTGGTAAAGTTGGTGAGACAAAGATATCTACACAGGAGGAAGGTGTTAACTCATTCACCATGGGAGAGTTAAGAGAAAACGGACTTGAAGGGATCCCATTCTCTACACTTATAGATCTTGATGATAGTGTTTCAGTAGAAAATGAACTCACTGGAGAATCCATACCTTTTGACTCACACAAGGATGCTAGTAAATATATCCATGATGAAATGAAAAAACTGATCGGATCAAAGGTGCACTCCATTGATGTGACCGATCAAATGCGTGATGCAGCATTGGAAGGCCAGCCAATGTTTAAACGTAAGAGAAAACCAAAGATAATGAAAAAGGTTGGCAAGGAAACCGGCCCACTGTCTGATGTTAAGAAAGCACTCAAGCAGCCTGTAAAAACTTACCGTAGATTACAGGAAATGTTTGTGCATGAAATTCTGGATGCTGGCCTACCATTGAGAAACATGGTTGATAACGTGGCTCCTGATATGCCTGCATCTGAAAATCCATATTTTGCATGGAGGCTTTTATCTGGTGACTCTGCGGCAATAGAGGACTGGATCGGGTTAGGCGGTAAAGGCACAGAGGGTACCGTGCCTTATAAGCTGGAGGACCGTATCCAAAAGAAATGGGGTAAATCACTCAGGGCAATACTTGAACCTGTAATGGTTGATACCCAGACGTTTGATGAGTTTAAGGCTTACGTTATTGCAAAACACGCGCAGGAATTGAAAGAGGTTGGCAAGGAAAATCTATTTAATGATGAGGATATTGCCGAGGGGTTAGGTTTTGAAAATGAAACCTTTACAAAGGCTGCATCAGAACTTTACAAATATAATGACAGCCTGATGCAGTACGCAGTGGACGGTGGATTTTTATCTACTGAAACAGCAGAACAATTAAAACGCTATTCATATTACGTTCCATTTTTCCGTGAGGCAGAGCATGAGGGTGATGTAGGCGGCAAGCGTAAAGGTGGAGTATTCAAAAGGCTCACAGGTGGTAAACAGAATATTAAGGATCCTATTCTGAACATCATGGAAAACACAGCCAATATAATTCACGCGGTTAACCGTAATGCTGTACTTATAAAAGCATACCAATTATCAGAATTGCATGAGGACGGTAAAGCATGGGTAGAAAAAGTTAAGATGCCTATGCAAATGTTAAAGGTATCAAGCGACAGGGTGATCGAGGGGTTATCAGAGCAGGGTGTAAAGATTGATCCATCATCAGCTGGCGATATTGCGATCATGCAAACTTATTTCCAGAACAAGCCGATAGGTGATGAGAAAAATAAGATTGTTATTATAAAAGTAGATGGTAAAAACGCTGCTATTAAAATAAACAATGCGGATTTTTGGAAGTCATTACACGCATTTGCTCCCATGGAGTTAGGTTTGGTTACTGATATTGCAGCAATCCCGGCAGGCACATTAAGGACTGGGATCGTGTTATCACCAGACTTTATGGCTGCCAATTTTATGCGTGATACATTCTCTGGGTTTGTTCAGGCCAAGAAAGGCAACACCATGATCCCGGTGCTATCAACCGCGCAGGGAATGAAACAGGCAGCCACTACATCAGAGTCTTATAAAATGTATCGTGCATTGGGTGGTGCTAATGCTGATTTTTGGCATAGTGGATCCAAAGAAGAAAAAGCCACGCTTGAAAGACTGGAGACTATTGGTAAGTTTAGACCGGGCACTGTATTAAATCCGTTGAACGTGGGCCGGTGGTTGAGAAAATTAGGCACTATCTCAGAGTCTGGTACCAGATTGAAAGCCATGGAAAACACATTTGATGAGGATGTGGATAACGCGATCTTATCAACACTTGAGGGCCGTGAGATATCCGTGGACTTTGGTATGCATGGCGCATCAAAAACTATTCGCATACTGGAAAGGATCACGCCATTCCTTAACCCTGCAAAACAGGGGCTGTATAAAATGACTCGTACTTTTGGTGATCAAGGTGCTCTTACATTAGCGCGTGGTAGTGCCTTAACTGCCCTTACACTTTTATTATGGCTGCAGAACCGTGATAAAGAGTGGTACAAAGATATAGAGGACTGGGAGAAAAATACATATTGGCATTTTGATATTGGACTCAGGACTGACAAGGATGATGTTATCCCGGTAAGGATCCCTAAACCATTTGAGTATGGTGCAGTGTTTGGATCATTCTTTGAGGCGTTTTTTGAGTACGTGGAGGACTCATTAAAAGATGCTGATGATGCAGGCAGGAAAGCCATGAAACGATTTACATCAACATTAGAGGATGTTTTCGGTTTAAGAATGACCCCTACAGTAGCAATACTACCGATTGAATTATGGTCAAACCACAGCACCTTTACTGAGAGGAATATTGTGCCAGAGAGCATGGAAAATATAGAGTCACGGTACCAATATGGATCTGGTACCTCTATGTTTTCACGTAAGCTGGGAGAGGCTACTGGTATGTCACCATACAAACTGGATCACTCTGTCCGTGGTTTGTTTGGTACATTGGCCACGTATGGGTTAATGGCATCAGAGCAGCCGTTTACATGGTTGGCTGATGAGGCGCAGTTACCATCACGGCATTGGTACCAGATGCCAGTCATTAAAAGGTTTGTGTCTGATCCACATCGTAGCAGCACAAGGCACATGACAGAGTTTTATGAAAAACTGGACAAGATGAGGACCGAGCAAAACACGTGGAAGTTTTTAGATTATGATATGGATTATCTGGATGGGCTTGATGATCTAACCTCATTTGAAAAACCAGTGGCAGAGGCAGGTGCTAAAATATTGTCAGAGTACAGAAAGGACAATAAGCGCATACGTAATGATAAGAGGTTAACGCCAGCCATAAAACAAAAGCTGATTGATGCCAATAAGAAAGGCATGAAAGAAGCGGTGAAAATTTACAACATGAATTTAGGGAGTAAGCCATGACAGCACCAACAGATTATGCAAGACAAGGTGATTTTACTGATGATGAGAACACCAATAAAGGTGGTCGAGTTACACAAGACTCTGCACAACTAGATGCAGAGTTTGATGATATCGAAAGAGTGATCAGTGAAATTACTACAAACCTAAACTTGATCCAAAGGGCTGATACATTAATTAATGCCGGGGTGGTGCCTTACTCTGCATTGACCGGTGAGTGTATATCTGCAATCAGTGCATTGAACGGCAGTAATGTGTGGGTGTTACGTGGTGCATGGTCAGCAAGCGGCACTGATTACAATGTAAATGATGTTGCAACCAATGGTGGTGAGTCTTTTTTAAGTATTACTGATCACACATCAGGCGCAACAGTGCCAGCAGATGATGCTACTAATTGGCTAAAACTTTCCCAGAAAGGCACAGACGGTACCGCTTTTACGTGGCAAGGATCTTGGGTAGTAGATACTAATTTTTATGTGAATGATGTAGTGGAGGAATCAGGATCCACATACATATGTATAACCGATCACACATCTGACTCATCCACATTTGCCACTGATGCTGCGTACTGGGAGTTAATGGCATCACAAGGCACTGATGGTACCAGTACATTACCTACAGAATCAGGCTCATCTGATGAGCGTGTATTGATATCTAAAGGTGCACCATCATCCAGAGTGTGGGGTTATGTAACAACCACTCAGGCACCCACACTTGCACCACTGGCCGCACCAGCATTGACAGGTAATGCAACAGCAGAAAACATGAACTTGTCCGGGGTGCTGGAAGTAACAGCCGTAGAGGGTAATGTAGCTGATATGAGCACCGGCACCGTGATCAATTTAGCCGGGGCACTGATGCAGACAAAATCACTGACAGCTAATACCACTTTTACATCCACCGGGTTTGCAGAAGGTAGGGCCATTGATTTAATGATCACCGGGCATAGTGCAGATGTGACCGTAGCATGGCCTGCAAACTGGGTATGGTTAACAGACAAGCCTGCCTCTATAACAGCAAACAAAAAATCAATGTTGGGTTTACGTTGTTATGGCGCAGCAGAAACAGATGTGATCGCTATGATGGTGGTGCAGCCATAATGTTTTTATCTTGCGGAATGTTTGGCGGTATTGATTCTGATGTGGCAGCACATTGGGGCAGAATGACGAGCACGGATACAGATCAGAAAAATGATATTTCAAATTTAATTCTCGGACTTAAAGAGGATGGGGTTTGGGATCTGATCGAAATGTTAAATGTGGTCCATGATAATGAGGCAGATTCATTACTTGATATCACCGGGAACGCGCACGACAGCTCAAAATACAGCACCCCTGCTTTTGTAGCAGACAGGGGTTTCACAACAGCAGCAGGCAAAGCTATCAAGACCGGGATAGATAGTTTTACTGGAGTTTATCAGGATGATGATAACTCACTGTTTTTTTACCGTAGAACACAAGCTGATACAGGCAATACTCGGAACATCATGGGGGCATTTGATTACAATTGGGATGATAAGCAGATGATTTATCAATTCTACGCCACAGCAACAGAACACACTATTTACCATGGTGGATCGGCAGTAGTGAAATCAGCAAGTACGTATATAGGCTTTACCGCATCATCGAGAACATCATCCTCTGATGTAAGAGTGTTTAAAGATGGATTCAGCACCCCTTATTCAGTTTCATCAGACGATGTTTATCCGGCACCTCGCGTATATGTTACTGATCTTGTTACTCATCCTGTTTGGGTTGGTGGTTATGTAAATTATTACGGTGATTCTGTTTTGGAGTCAGCAGGACTTGGAGCGCAAGATCAATACAGTGCGTGGGGTGTCGGTGGTGGTATGTCTCACTCAGAACTTACATATTTATACAACAGGGTTACAACTTATCTGACAGCAAGGGGTGCGATTTAATGCCGAAGTTTGAACAAATAAAAGCAGCTTTCCATGAAGTGCTGGAAGAACGATATGGCAAAACACCATCAGAGGTGCGGATCATCTTTGATTGGGTTGTAGATAAAATGGAAAAGGAAAAAGTATGCTCGGCAAGAAGGCAAAAAATTATAGATACTATTTTGGGTGGTGTTGGAATTACTTTTGTCGTTGGTGTTCTTGCTTCAACCGGCACAGCGGGCAGGGAAATTATGAAGCAGATCTGGAAAAATTTAACGGGGTGATAATGATGCTGGAATTAATCAGAAGTAAAAATGGTTTTGGTGAGTTACTGCTTAATGGTGAACATCTTGCGTACACAGTTGAGCAGCCATGGAACGATAACAAGCCTTTTGTGTCGTGTGTGCCAGTAGGTACTTATGATTTAATTCAACACCAATCAACAAAATACGGTGATGTTTTTGCCTTATACAATCCTGATCTTGATGTGTTTCATTACCCTGATGATCGTGAAAATAACGATCAAAGATATGCTTGTCTGTTTGTCCACAAAGGAAACTACCCGCGTAATTTTGAGGGGTGTATAGGTACAGGCAATAGCTATATGACAAAAGATGATGTAATGGGTGAGGTTTACGGAGTCACCAACACAAAAGATACTTGTGAGGCAGTACTGGAAGCAGTTAGACAGTCAGGGGAAACAAAAATAATCATAAGGAATGAGTGATGAGTATGCAGCAACAAATAATAGAGCAAGGCCCATGGTTTAGTATTGATGAGGCGATAGCAACAATACTGATCTTGGTTTTATCATGGGGTTTTACTAATGCCATTAAGCGTTTGGTGGTCCATAAGTATTGCAGAATACAGAACCGTAGAAACATATCAATCAGGACAGTTGCTTTTTTTGTTGGCGTAGGTTTTTGTTTTTTGTTGTGGCCAATGCAGAGCAGGATCGATACATTGATCGCGGCATTGGTTTTTGGTTTATGGAATCCTACCGTTTACTGGTTTACTGTATTCTTAATTCAGGAACGCTGGCCAAACTTAACTAAACATATAAAGGCAGGCTACAAATGACACAGTTTAAAATAATGATAATTGTTGCCGTAATTGCTTTTGGTACCGGGTGGACGGTCCGTGGTTGGTACAATGACGCGCAAGTAAAGGATGCACAGGATCAGGCAATCGAGGACCATAAAGATCTCACCGTCAAGGATGAGAAAACGATTGAGAAAGCAGCTGATGATACTGATGTAATACGTGGTGAATTTAGAGATTTAAGAGAGGAGATCGCTGATGAAAATGTACGTGATGATTGCACTGTCAATCCTAATCTTATCAAGTTGTGGAACGCAGCCAGTAACCGGGCCGGTCAGGGCCTTGCCAGTGGAGTGCATGACAGAGTGCCGATCACCGGGAGAATTGAAAGTAACAAGTAATGATTGCCGGGTAGTATTTAATAAAGCGGTAAGAGAACACGCAAACGATATGGAGGATTATGCCGTTTGCTCAGTCAGGCAAAAGTGCCTGACTGATTACATCCGGGCAAAACCATAAATCGGTGGACAATCAATGGTAACGGATTATAATGAATACCGTTGATTTATGACCCTTACTTATATATCACAACTTTTATGGCCACCTCCCCCGGTGGCCATTTTTTTTACCTTACAGAGATAGCCTGCTCATCATAGATACGGATCCCGGATATCTCACGGGTACCGGCTTTAACAGCAGCCCTGACCTTTTTCTCATCCAGTAATAGATATTCAGCAGGCACCTTATTGATATCCTGTAACTCGAATTTCCATACTGTCTGGGTGGAAGTGCTGGCGAGATTGCCACGTACAGGGCCTGATTTAACCTCAGTGCTCACCACGTTAGTAGTGGACTCAATGATCTTATCTGCCTCCTCTGGAGTCTCAGCAGCAGCAGCCTCCTCCAGAGCAGCATCCTCCAGTTTTTGTTTGTCAGCTGCTATTTTGGCATCCTCAATACGTTTCTTTTCCGTGGCGTACTGGTTGGCTGCGTTACGTAATTGTGTTTCAGTTGCCTTTAATGGACCGCTGATCAGCTTAAATTTTGCATTGATAAATTTAACGTGGGTATTCAATGGACGCACAAAACCATCACGTTCATCATCCAGTTTTTTATCAGCCGTTTTTATCAGTTTAATCAGATCTCCAGTCTTACCAAACCAATCATCATCACGATCATCTACTGCTACACCTAAACAATTACCAGCAGCAGCAGTCAATTGATCGCACCGGCCTTGTGTTGCTATTTCTACGTTAGTAGATAAAGTTAAATTTTCAGTTGTCATAATTTCCTCCAAGTTAAAAAGTTGGGATCTGAGTAGTTAACAGATCCTCTGATTTTACAGGCTCAAGCCTGCTAATATGTTTATCCCAGAAATTCAGAACCTGATCAGCAAGTAAAGCGATCTCATCATCATCCCTATAGATACGTTGTACGTAAAGCCTGTTAGGTATATGTGGCTCATGTGGATCGTGGCTAATAAAATCACACCACTCACGGCCAGATACCCAGATGTTACCTACACATTGGGGCCTATGTTTTGCGGGCATCCCGGTGATTAAAGTTACCCGGTGATTTTCGTTGTTGTATGGGTTTTTTACTTCAATAAGACCATCAACACCCACTAAACCATCAGGAGATCCACCGATAAAAGAATAGTCGGGGTGAACAAGTAAACCGCACTTGTCCACCTCGATATCCTTACCTCTCTCAAGTTGGTGTAGTTCATATGCACCGATAGCATGATCCTCGTACTCTTTACCATGAGACAAAGATCGTGCGTTTATTTCAGGGAATACATACCCTGATAATTCTTTTAAGATACGATCCACAAGCCTTTCTTTTGCAGCCGTGGTGCCTGATGTAACAATGTGAAACTCAGACGCAGTTAATTTACACCTACGAGCCTCAAGCCACTCTTTACTGCCCTGCTCCACTGGTAGCCTCCTCTGTTTTCTTGTAGGCATCACATGCAGCTTTTACACGTGGCACAATCTCATCAAAGAAACGATCACGCACTTTAGTAAAATCATCAGAACCATATGCCTTGCATATTTTTCTCAACACCTTCAATGCATTATCATTATTGATACCAGAGTCAATAATTACTTGATTGATCTCTTGTATGTGCTCATCAGTTAAGTAATCCTCCTCCCTGATCGTTTCACCTTCAATTTCTTTTTCAGCCTGAAAATCAATACCCTCAGAGTTATCATACAGATCAATCAATGCAGTAAGTGATCCAGTTTTCTTTGGCCACTGCTTGTATGCTTTTCTGAGTGCTACCTTTTTGCAGGCTTCATCAAAGAACTTGGACCACATCAGAGAATTTTTTGCCTTGCTCTGATCTCTTGCCTGATTGATATCTATGATCGTAATAAATGAACTCAGATAATCACCAGATGTTGTTTTTGCCACAGTGTACGCACCGACAATATCACCACGATCAGCGAATACATTTACATCATGCTCTGCTTTCTCGTGTGGCCCTTTAAACTTAAAACCATCATTAGCACGTATTACATCTGCTACGGCCCAGAGAACAGCACCAGACTCTATAGCACTGTTAATTAAACCCTTGTATGACGGGGTGGCTTTTGCCTCCAGCGCATAATTGTTATACTGGTTTTTGTATGGCACCAAATAACAGTAACCAAGTGTAGGATTCAAAGTTAACCCGGCAGCCGCAGCCTGTAACACTGCATCACCTAAAGACTCAGGCGTACAGGCTCTTAGCTCATCAGTGCCTTGACGGACCAGAGCTAGAGCAAAAAACTTTTCTTGTGCCCACTTCAAATCAAACTGTTTACCGATATGCGCGTACCGGGTAGATGCACTTAATATGCCGCTTTCCCAGTCATTGGCTACTGCTACTTGTTTCTTTTTATTTCCCATGATCTCCCTCCAGAAGTTTCTCGGCTTTTCGTATATCACCGAGCGTTATTTTTGCGCCATTAAATTGATAAATAGGATCACCGTTTTCCTTGACACCAGAATGAACGTGATACTCTTTGCTTAATTCAGCAAAAGGTTTTAATACATCACGCAGATCCGATGTTTCACTATCATCATCCAGTGGACACCATTCTGGTATAACACCGGTACCATGTGCTGTAATCCTGCCGTTTGATGCATGTTCTGTATAAGGCAATTTTTTACCGTTGCTTTTCCCACAGTTTGGAATGTATGCAATATTCCCAAAGCCCCCACCATGAGAAACATAAGGGCAGCACCCACAATCCGTTACGATTATTTTTTTCATTTATCAAACCTCACTTGTTTAGGATCAAAACTCACCGTCCAGCAATTACAAGGACGCACCTCAATAGGTAAATTAAAAGTTTCCTCTACTAAACCCGGTGGATTGTTTTTATGGACTTGTGTTACAGCAGCTTGTGCCAATTTCTCAGTCCTATATGTAAACCTGCCTTGTGCTGGACCAATCAAAACCCTGTCCTCACCATCATCACTTAAATGAGTGAGCACGTACCTGACAACATTATCTTGATCATCACATTCTGCTTTATTGATAGCATCTCTCAGTATTTGCAATAAATCTTCTGCCCAAACCTCGTTAGTAGTGCCGCCACCATTAATATCAAGAACGTCAATAGCTTTTTTGCAGGCGCTTAATAAAGCAGGGGCAGCCGCGATCAGTTTTTCATTTTCAATACTCATAACATCCTCCAGATTAAGAAAGAGATCCACCGGCCAAGTTATCAACAGCGAGAGGGCAGCGTCAGACACCCTACTCAAAACCGATGAACCTCTAATTTGTTACGATCGTTGCCTGTATAACAGCAAGCGTTTTGTTTTATTCCTCGGAGTAGTTACTAATTGACCACCAACTATTTCCAAGTCCTCCAAAGAGTCAAGATCATCCCTTTCTTTATTATGATGATCGTACCCCGTGGTTTGTTTTTCTCTGGCAGCTAATGCATCTGCCCATTCAAGATCAGTCACCGTAAAAACCTCAGTAGAGATTTTTTCAGTAGATGAGATCAGGTTGAAAAATAATTCATACACCTTGCCTTTTGGCTTTCTCATTATTGAAAAGGACCGGGTTTCCCCGGTCCACTCCCTTTGGTTTAAGCCACTTTATCCAGTAGCTTGCCTGCTTGCCTTTCCAGAGCAATACGGGTGTCCTGATGCTTTTCATCACGTGCTACAGCAGTAATGCCCTGCACGAAATCCCAGACAGACTCAGCCGGTTTATGCTCCTCCTGTAACACACGTGTCAGGACGTTCTGAGCAGCCTTGGCAGAGAATCCGCGATCCTTGAGGAACTTAGACCTATCATCATCATCCTTGGCCACTACAGCAGCCTTGGCAGCCGTTACACCTTCAAGCAGTTTATTACTTGAACCATCTGAGAATGAACGCAGAGCAGGTGCAATCTCACGAAGGAAGCGATCAGGTGCGTTTTTGGAGTGACGGAAACTTAACTCCTGAAAGCCCTCAACACCCCACAGGCAGCGATTCTGACAAACCCCACGCAGATAGAAGCAGGCAACACCAAATGACTTAGAACCCACCTCACTATTCCAGATGTAGAATCCACGGAATACGTAATCAGGATCGCCATTGGCCAGTTTGCCTATTTCAATCGGGTTGCGATCATCAACCAAGAACAAGAACACATCACGATCAGAAGCGTAGAGCGTGGTGGTGTCTTTGGTAATATCCACATTAGGATTGTATTGGCTTGTGGCCCAGTCAATCTGACCCGGCACTTTCCAACGTGCATCACCGGTACCATTACCCGCGATCTTGCGTACAGCCTCGACCACTTCATAGTCATGGATACGGCCATAGTCTGGACCAGTGGCAGCACGTAACTCACCCTGATCTGTCACGTAGGTTTTCACCAATTCAGAGCGCAGATTTTGGACTGAGTATTGCAAGTTAATAGCTGCAATCTGACCCGGTAACTTACGAAGGTACCCGGCAGGTGCTTTAGACAGTGAACACAGCTGGCCAAATGACCAATTTGTAGGCTTCACTTCAATTTCCTGATTAGGAAGAATCAAACCCAAATGATCTGGATCTGCTCTATCTGCCCGTACCTCAATGGTTTTAACATCAACCACATCAGCTTGTGAGTTATCGGCATGGCTCTTTGTGAAGTCATGCAGATCGGACAGATTCAGGAATTTTTGATCATCTGGCCGACTAAACCACTCAGATGATACGGTAGAGTTTAATGTTCCACGTGAAACGTCCACACCGAATGGTGCCTGTATCACATCCCCTTGATTTTCAATGTTTGCTACCTGATTCATAATATTTTCCCCTTGAGAGTAGGATTTATTGCCTGAGACAATCTCAGAACATGCAGCGATTATACACACTGCGGTGTATGTGTCAACACTCCAGAGTGAATTAGTTTAAAATAAAGTTACCCGTCTGCACGTAGCCGGGGTAGACAGCAGCACCTTTTTATGACCCGGAAAATAAATTGAATTTGTCCATGGTAAAGCTGGACACCTACACAGAATTGTGTATGATTACTGTAATGCCGTTAAGTGGATGAGCAACACTATAAAATTCGCGTACCGGGTAAGGACCGGTAACATTGGTGGCAAGCGGGGGCAGGCGTACAGCTACCCCTCCTTAAACCCAAACAAACTCACCATCAGAGCATGGGCGGCAGGTTTAATAATAAAATCAAGGAGTTATCAGTGCATTTACGTAGATTTGTTGAGTTACTTACTGATGAGAAAGCATCAGAATTGTTTGGTAAAAAACCAAGAACAATGCAGTCATGGCGTTTGGGTGCTAGATACCCCACGCGCACTGAGGCAAAAGAAATCATAATAATAACAAGGGATCATCCAATCGGCAGCGTTACCTCTTTTGATGAGATATACGGACCGTTGATTGTGGAGGATTCACAGGGGGCAGCATGAGTATAAAGGCTTTAAACTGGGCATTTTCTCAAGAATTAGCAGCATCACCAAAGTTAACACTTTTAGCATTAGCAGATCATGCAGATGATGATGGTATTTGTTGGCCGGGAGTGACCGGGTTAGCAAAAAAAACCAGTCAGTCAGAGCGTACTATTCAGCGTAGGCTGGTTGAATTACAGGAGGCAGGCTATTTAAGATCTGAGGAACGGATCGGACGTACAAACTTGTACCATTTAATCTTACCAACAGAGAAAGATAAATGTTAGAAACATCAAGAGCTTGCAAAGAGTGCGGGGTAGTTTACATCAGGATAAACAATATCCCAGAAAGGAAAGAGGGATTTTGCAGCCCGGAGTGTAAAAAGGCTCATAAAAAATAGCAGGTGGTAATTAATAAGAGGGGTGTCAAGTTGTCAGGGGTGACAGCGTTGACGGGGGAGGGGTGACAGCCCTGACACCCTAATCATCAATGAACCACCATAATTAAAACCTAGTTAACCAAGTAAGGGTTATATGTATAACAATAACAAATATGATCTCTGGCCTTTCCAGAGTGGTGCGGTGGAGCAGGTGCGTGATGCAGTACGTGCTGGCCACAAAAATATATTGCTCGTATCACCGACAGGCTCAGGGAAAACGGTAATCGGATCTCATCTGATTATCAGTGCACACGACAAACTTAATAACTCACTGTTTTTTGCTCACCGTAGAGAGCTTATACACCAGTCGAGTGAAAAGCTGGATCAGTGTGGGGTGCCACATGGTTTAATACTGGCCGGTGAAAAACAGAGCCTCATGGCTCGTACTCAAGTAGCCAGCATCCAAAGTTTCCTTTCTCGCGTGATTAAAGATGATCGGGTTATGAACCCACAGGCAGCCTTGATCGAAATTGACGAGGCTCATCATGCCGGTTGTGATTCATATCAAAAAATACGTGATGAATACCCGGACGCGATCATTGTTGGCCTAACTGCCACACCATGTTTAGGTGATGGTAGTGGCTTAGGTAATATCTGGGATGTGATGATCGAAGTTGCAACCGTACAGGAGTTGGTGGATCTGGGTTATCTGGTACCGACTAAAGTTATTGCTCCCAGTATTCCTGATATCACGGGCGTAAAAATAAACAGCAGTGGTGAATATGACGAACAGCAAGCAGTAGATCGCATGAGTCCGATTATCGGGGATATCGTTGAGGACTGGTTGAAATATGCAAAAGGCAGAAAAACGATTGTCTTTACTCGTACAGTTGGTGAGTCGGTTTATTTAGCAGAGCAGTTTGAAATGGCCGGTGTCAGGGTGGCACACCTTGACGGTGAAACACCAAATAAAAAACGCGATCAGATTATTGCGGATCTTGAGGATGGGTTATTGGATGTAGTTACAAACTGTCAGGTATTGACAGAGGGATATGATTGTCCGTCCATTAGCTGCGTAGTGCTTGCCCGATTAGTTAAATCATTCAGGTTGTGGCTGCAAATGGTTGGTCGAGGCATGAGAGCAGAGGACGGTAAAAAAGATTGTTTGGTAATGGATCATGGTGGTGCTGTATATGAGCACGGATTCCCAGAGGATCCTGCCGAGTGGTCACTAGATCCGAATGAAAAAATATCTACCCGCAGACTGGAGAAAAAAGCAGAACGAAAGGACCCGGTAGAAATTACATGCCGTTTTTGTTGGCACGTTTTTGTGGGCCATGCTTATTGCCCAGAGTGTGGACAGAAGCCAGCACCACAAGCCACGAAGTTAAACACCAAAGAAGGTAGGCTAGGTGCGGTTTTAAAAGTAAAAGAAAAAAAGGTGATATCAGCAGAGCAGCGATTCTGGAATAAATGTTTGTATCAATGCTCACATAGAGGTGCACCAGTTGGCGCAGCAGCACATATGTTTAAGAAAAAGTTTGGAGTGTGGCCCAGAGAACTAGATAACCTACCAGATAAAGATGGTTGGAAACGTAAGGCATCAGAACTAACAGGAGTCGGCAGGTGAGTTATAAACAATACCACAGAGAGTTACTTGATTTTTATGTGGGGAATAATCCAGATTATCCAATAGGATTATTGAGTACTGCATTAAACGTAGGATTAAAAAGAAAACGTAATGTAGTTATTGCTACAGGTAATAGTTACCAACATTGTGACGCAGATATTTATTTGCCAAAAAGCAAACATCCATTTGAGATTGATTGGCCAGTAGCTGGGTGTAATGTGAGTGTGTTGATTGTTTCGGGTGGACATAAAAAATACACTGTTCAATTATTAATTAAATTACTAATGGATGGAGCAGAGTATGTATGTGCTGAGTCAGCAGGTAATAGTAAATATTGGATGAGTAAATTTTATGAGCACAAAGATATTAATTTACTATTGGATATTTTAAATGGAAAACGAAAACGATTGCCCAGACCTACGGATAATATTAGGCAAACCTTTCACAATGAGAAACAGCAAGACGGGTGAGAGGAGACATTGGCCGCAGGGTTTGTTAAGTGATTATCATATAAACTTGCGGCCATACATTAAAGAGGAGGATGTAAAAAATGGTAACAAAACCTGATGATTATTTTTTATTTCTGGATCGGCAAAACAGAGATAATAAATTGAACATACCTAGACAGTGGTTGGGTTTAGTGTCCGAGTTTCCAGATTTAACATCGGAAGAAGCAAAAACAATTTTCAATTTATGGCTACATAAGGGGGAGCAAAATGCGATCTATTCTAGGGGTGCCGGTAACAACATCGGTGGCATTGTCGAAAACAAGACCGAGGCAACAGTTATCAAATTCTGCTCCAGTATCAAAGCCTTTTCGGGCAGGATACGATCAATGGTTGCGTGAGTTTTTTGGTGAGGAGTTAAATATATTTTTAATAAACACAGGGATAGAAAAAAGATTAGCTATGCATCCAGATACTTTTAAATTAGTAATGGGTCGCGTAGGTGTTGTTAATACTGGGGGGGTAGGATGAAAACAAAATTTGAAGATCAGAATAAGCCTAATTGCGAGAGGTTGAAGTATAAAGTGCACCGTAGAGGCTTAGAAAGCCCGTCAAGCAGGGTTATATGGTTTGATTGTCCGTGGTGCGGTAACGAGGTTAAGGCTTATGTGTGGTCATTGTGTGGTGGTGGAAAGCGTTGTGAGTGCGGTGCAATTTTTGGTGCGTATTGTGGTTATAAATTAAAAGGTGATGTATGAGTAATGAAGCAGCAGAGGTAATGGAAAAACTGGAAGATCTTAAACCGTACCTTGCATTTTGTGAGGAGGCGCAGTTAGCCGATTACGGGGAAACGGCAGCAGGTGGCCCGTTTGTAAAATTAAGAATTACAGATCCTGATCAGTTGGATGTGTTTAGAGGTAAGAACCGCGTAGCTAAAAACAAACAGGGCCAGCGTTATGTGCTGATGCTGGTTGAAATTGCCGATGATGATACCCCGGTAAATACTGAGCAGCGTGAACATGCCGAGGCAATAAAAGGTGGTCCGGTATCTAAAAATGCAGCAGCATTATGTAATGATCCTTTATTCCTGAGATATCTTGGTGCAGTTGCAACAAAGAAGCATAAGCGATTCTTTGAGGGTAAAGTAATTACACCAGTATTGGCGGGTGAGTATATTAGATCATTATGTGGTATCGAATCACGCGCAGAACTTGATCACGAACCGAAAGCAAAGGAGTTGTATGATTCAATCAAGTCAGATTTTATCAGATGGTCAGAATGAGGTTGAGTACGAGAAGTGGATAAAAAAACAACCGTGCGCTATTTGTAGAAATCATCCAGTAGATCCTCATCACTTGATCGGGATTGATAAAAATGGAGCAGTAGGATCAAAGGCCCCATGGTATGCGTTAATGCCATTATGTAGAGAGTGCCACAACAAACTACATGATGAGCCGTTTATATGGCCCGAACAATGGGAAATGGTAACAAAGATGTTATGGCAAGCGATTAAGGAGGGGGTTTTGTGTGTAGTGAAAAAGGCAAACTAGCTGATAAGCCGTTTGAGATTATTGTGCTTAAAAAAGCACCGTCAAATAATACAATTAAAAAAATGCATCACCAGAAGTATAAAAAATTGCGTGATGAGTGGTCATGGTTGATAAGAGCAGCCATTAAAAAGATCCCAAAGAAACCTATAGGCGCATGTGTGATTATGGTTGAGTCGAGATTGATCCAGTTAATGGATTGGGATAATTGCTACGGTGGTTTGAAACCTATACTTGATTGCTTAGTGGTACCGACAAAAACAAGCCCAAGTGGTTTAGGTATTATTATTGATGATAACCCGACTATTGTTAGGCATCTGTCAGCAGTGCAAACAAAAGTCAGCACAAAAAAAGAAGAAGGGATCACGATATCAATTTACGAGGTGTTAAATGACTGAGAAAAGAAAGGACAGCGTTAGAAAATGCGAAAACTGCAGGGATGAGTATGATCCTGACTTTGTAAAAAAAGTAGTTGGCGATAAGTATTGGACTAATGAATTTTGTAGTTATGGTTGTAGCCGTACATTCCATAAAGAAATGAGGGGAGAGGGTTTTGAAACATAGCAATCTTTTTTTAAATCTGGATACTTTTAAGTTTGTAAAAAATGAGTCTGATTTAGAGCAGCAGGTTAATAGTAAGATATGCAGATATCCTAATATGTACTACACAATAATTGCAGGTAGTGATGGGATCCATACAGAAAAAGAAACACGTAAAATTTGCCATGCCTTGCTAAGAGGTAAAACGCCAGAAGTAGTGAAAGCAGATTTACTGATTAATGAATTAAAAAAACTGTATGAGTTAGGTGCTACAACCGCAGGCAATAAAAACAAAACAGTTACTTGCAACATGGCAACCATAAAAGATGCTGTAAACTTAATAGCGAGGTTAAATAAAAATGTATGACGTAATACTGGCAGATCCACCGTGGGAATATAAAGCGTGGAGCAAAAAGAAATCACGTACAGCAGATGCACATTACAAAACTATGACGGTAGATGAGATCTGCGGCATGGGTGAGTGGGTGCAGGAGATAGCTAATAAAAATTGCGCGTTGTTTTTGTGGTCCACACCACCAACTATTGATGATGGTTTGCGCGTACTGAGAGCGTGGGGTTTTAGATATGTTACTTTTGGTTTTGTCTGGGAAAAAATTGTGCAGGAAAAAGATCCTGATTTATTGGATAAGTTAAAAGGGTTGTTAATTTCTGGCAATAAAGAGATTACAGTGCCTGCAAACATATTAAAGAAAGCGATCCGCAAGCTGGAGAATGACAAAAAACCAGCAATAGGTATGGGCCACTACACCAGAGCAAATACTGAACCATGCCTACTCGGAATACAGGGATCCATGCCGGTAGCAGATAAAAGTATCAGTCAGGTGATCAGGGCACCAAGGGGCAAGCACTCAGCAAAGCCAGTGGAAATTCATAAACGCATTGAACTCCTGTACCCGAAAGCAAAGAAAATAGAGTTGTTTGCACGTGAGCCAGTCGATGGTTGGGAGCCATGGGGTGATGAGGTTTTACCCGGTTTAAATAAGGCGTAAAAACTGGAAAAATCAGGGGTGTATGGTATGATTAAAGCTAATAAAAACAACTATATTTATGTGGCGAGAAATAATACCAATAATATTCTTTACCATGGCTATGTACCCGTTTTTTAACGGATTTTTCAAAATGTTCATGGCTATCATGGGGTAACGGGAGGGGATCGTGGAAAAAGCAGCAGAGGGTGCCAGAGGCAACCAGATTAAGATCACTATTGAGGACAAGGATATAGCTACCTCTCAGGTAGAAATCCATGTTGACGCACACACCAGACTCAATATCGAGCGCGGCCCACAAACCCCGGCAGAAGAAATAGCAGCTGTATTGCTCACCTACCTGCAAACCACAGTCTTAAATGAGAAAACACCTCAAGATGATCATCCAACAATTATCACACCAGATGATTACGGTGGTTTTGGCGGGATGTTCAATTGAAATCGATCACATACGCTGATAAGTGGTGCGCTGAATTTATACAGGAGAAAACAGCCACCTATATTAAATTGGCTTTTTGGGCATTGAATGACACCGGCAAACCAGTAGGTTACATCCCTGTAAATAATGAATTAAAACCAGCAGATTCATTACCTCATTTTACCGGGTACCAATACAGATCTGATGTTGAAGGATCTGAAACTATTAAAATATCTACTCCTGCAAAAAGAAATGATCGCAGGGGTAGAACTGGGAAACCGCAACAATGAGTGCGCTACCTCCAATGAAACCTCGGAGAGTAGATCTCAAAAAACAAGCAGAATTTTTGGAGCAGGTGCGCGTTAACGTAACGCCTGATCCATCAACAGGTGATCGGGTTTGTAAATATGAAGTAACTGGACCCGGTGGCTTATCATTAAAGGGCACACGTTTTGGTTTGGATGAGGATGAATTGAAAGCAGAGCTTAATATTATGATCACCAATCAAGCCAGTAAGTGGGCATCATTATTTTAACTGGAGGATATACGAATGAAAGAGACAGTAGCAGAAGGTAAGCAGGAAGGTGGACAAGATCAAACCTTGCCAGAAGTGGTGCAGGACGAACTAAAGGCAATCGCAAATACCCGTAATGAGATCGATGCAGAACAAAAAAATCTTTTGGATATTAAAAACTCTATCCAAACTCATGCATCGAAAGGTAAAAGTTATGGTCCTATGTGGGAAAAATCCATGGCTCAGATTATGGGTGTAATTGAAATGCGTTTTTGTTCTATGGAGCACACCCATACCTTAATGTCTAATCGTGAAGCTGAGTTAAGTGGCGAAATCGAATAGACACATTAATTGGGTTGATGATATTAGAGGAGGGGGATCTACCCTCCTCTTACCATCTGGGGTTAAATTCAGAGCTTTTAAAATAAGCAGAATCCCTACAAGCCTGCACAATAATTACAAGGCAAAAGTAATAATACCGGGCAAAGTAGCGGGCAGTGAGTCACTGGATTTAGTAAAAACACACTCGACACTACCAGACATTAAAAAATACGTTGAGAACATAATCAAAGCCGGGGGAATAAATGACAATCAGACCTACTAAGTTAGTCATGGCATTAGCAGTTGCTTGTGGAACAGTACCTGAATTATTTGATCGCACACCTTTACCGGTGGATCAGCAAAAACAAAAACGCGCAGTGTATAAGCCGCACCAAGGTGAAAAAGAACGTGCGCGTAGAAAGCACCAAAAAGAACGTGCACGTAGAAAGCAGCAATCACGCAGGAGCGGCAGATCATGAGCATAGAGGCAGACGTTCAATTACTAAAAGAAGAAAATCAGCTTTTAATCAACAGAGTCACCAATTTGAATACTGATCTTTTCAATGCAAGAAAAGAAATTGAAAAGTTAAAGAATGTTATTAGCAGAGCCAAAACCAGCGTGGCTGATATGCGTGATAAAGCAACTAAGTTGATAGACAGTTTATAAATAATCCGTGGGAGGATTTAATAATGATTTTAATTGATTGCACTGGAGTTAATGGGATGCCTATCAGTATCCCGGCAAAACTAATTACCGGGATTATTGGTTTGCCAGAGGAAAAGCATAAAGCATGGGGTAAGTGTTTTGTTTGTACTGGGGCAGATAGTGCTGATGGTGGTGAGAATGGTTTTTATGTGACAGAGGATCACAGGATCATGAAAAACAGGCTTGCAGCCTCGGTAGAGGATTGAATAATTATGAGTCTTGTAGAGTTTGATGATTCAGATGGTAATCCAGTTTTAGTGGAGTCCAGTAAAGTGCATGGTGTTTCAATCAGTGCAATCAACAAGGAAAAGGTTATCCATACAGAGGGGCACGTTAACTTTCTTGTGGTTGATCCTTTTGATTCAATAAAAACACGGATCAACGATGCAAACAGAGAGGATAAATTATAATGGATGATTTAGTGACAGTCGCTTGCATAGCATTACCTGATGGTAAAACTCTATGGATAGGTAATCACACAGCAGAGTATATCAACAGGGTTTTTGAGAAGTGGAAAAGCGAGAACCCGGAATACATGAATACAGGATGCTCATCAGGGGCCGTGGTGATAAAAATGCCAAGCAAGCAATATGATGAAGCCTTTGAACGAAATGATTTTGAATTTCCAGAGGTGGAGCCGTGGAACGGTCAGGGGGCAGGGTGAGGAAGCGACACGAAACCCAAGAGGATCTAGACAGGGAGAGTAGAGCAGCCACGATTATTTGTGGTGTTAATAGATGCACCTTTACCAAGCTGAATGAAAATAACTACAAGGTGGATTGGGCGTTTTATCGTGGTAGTTTGGTTGGATGGGGTGAGTACAAGCGTAGGTTTTGTGATCAAAGCAAGTACAAAACCATATTCTTATCACTGGCTAAATGGATGAAGGGCATGGAGCTATCTGATAAAACCGGTGTACCTTTTGTGTTTTATGTAGAGTGGGATAATAGCTTGTTTTGGTATAAAGGTGATATAGAGCAGACCAAGAAGTTTGAAATAGCCAGAGGTGGCAGAACTGACAGGAACGAAAATGATCTGGGTGATATTGAGCCGATGATACATATTCCTACTGAATTATTTAAAAAGGTGAGTAATGGGTAAAAAAACAATATTGCAGCAGCAGGTGGACAAGTTACGTGATGATGTGCAGAAGGTGCAGGCATCTATTAAGCAGATCCGCACCTCTGGTATGAAGGAAAAAACCGTACTGGTATTGCTTGCACACCATACTGGACTACCACAGGCAACCATCAAGAAAGTGATGGAAGGTATGGAGACTCTGGAAGAAGCATATTTTGGTGATGAAGAATGACCAAACGAGTAGGAAATGTGGTTGTAATAGAATCAACAGATCCAGCTGAGTGTACGGCCTGCCATAAAACAGCAGAATTACGGCCTTATGGTAAAGATGGTGCATGGGTTTGTTTTGAATGTGCCATGAAGGATGAGCCAGAAGCAGTAGCACAATTCAATAAACTCTTTGATGGTAAGCGTGATATATGACTGATCAAATAAATCCATGTGATTGTGGTGCAGACATAAGCCTGACTATGTTCATCCAGAAAATATGGATCGGTGCCAGAGGTAAGGATATCTACATAGTGTGCTGCGATAGTTGCGGCGAAGTGACCAGCTTTAGAGCCAGTTACGATGATATGCATATACCGGGCAAACTCACTGAGTTAGGAATAAATGCATGGAACGATAACCAAGCAGCCAAAAATATTGAGAGTGAGACTACAGGATGAGTAAGTACACTGAACAGGATCATATCCAAACCTCAGAGGAGGGATGTTATTTTGGATATCATGGTGATTATAAGTACCGGGTAATGGATAAGCAGGGCATTTCCCCTATCCACCATACGAATAGTCTTGATGATGCCCAGTGGTATTTCAATAAATGCAGGAAACACTGGGAGAGTCAGGATGCAGCGAGGTAAGCCATGAGAAATATTAAATTTAGAGGATGGGAGGCATCAAGTAATACGATGATTGACTGGTCTTGCATGAGGCAAACAGCTTTCAATACGCAGTCCATAGCGGAACAACATAATGCCACGAGCATATATTCACCTCTCTTTTACCGTATGTTCAATAATCCAAGCATTGAATTAATGCAATACACTGGGTTAAAGGATAGGAACGGTGTAGATATTTATGAGGGTGATTTAATAAGATCCCTACAAACCTCTATCACCTACCAAGTGATATGGGATGATGATGAGGCAAGATTCAAGACCTCAAGTAAAATGACTTATATGGATGCTGATTCCTTTAGCAAGAGTGAAGTAATTGGAAATATATATGAAAACCCAGATGCACTCAGGTAAGTCAACAGGCAGACAACAAGGTAAATCGGCATCCATGGAGCGAGTACTGAGACAGCACACCCTGAATAACCCTAATACCACAATTGCCAGATGCTCAATATACGGTATGATTGTAGAGAAGCCGGTAAATGGAGAGAGGATATATACCAATGGCCAAGAACAAGAATAATCTCACAGAGTTGCAGCAGGCAGTAGCAGATACCTACCTACTCTTGCCCCTTGAGGACAGGAACCCCACAGAAGCATACCGGGCAGTAAGGCCCAAGGCATCAGACCGTACAGCACAGGTGGAAGGGTTGAGAATCCTGAGTATTCCTGATGTGATTAAATACGTGGACAGGCGTATAGATGAAATGGCAGCACTGGTACAGGAGGAGCAGAACTACACTATGCAGGATGTAGTGGGTGATTTAATCCGACTGAAAAACAAATGCATGGGTGACGAGCTGATAACCCGGACCAAGAAAGTGAAGTGCACGGCAGAGGAAACCAAAAAGACGGGCGATACCCACAAAGTAGTGAAAGAGGAAATGCTGATATTTAACCCGGCAGGAGCAAAAGAAGCACTGAAACTGTTAGCCGAGTCCTTTGGCGGCCTGAAACACAATGTAAATCTGAGTGGCAAGGTTGAGGGTGGTGCTCTGGTTGTACCAATGGCGGGGACTCTGGAAGAATGGCAAAAAACGCACTTTCCAAAACAGACGACAAAACATTAGGTGACGATACGCGCATAGTCTGGGCACCTAACTCAAATGCCCAGTATGCAGCGTTATCATCACCAGTCTGGGAGATCTTTCTTGAGGGCAATCGTGGTGGTGGTAAAACCGACACTCTGATCATGAAGTTTCTGGCCCAAGTCGGTCAGGGTTATGGTGCAGCGTGGCGTGGTTTGATTTTCCGAAAGGAGTACAAGCATTTAGATGATGTGGTAACTAAGTGTAAGAAGTGGATCCCTCAGATGTTTCCCGGTGCCAGATGGTTGAGCAGCAAGTCTGATTACAAATGGGTTTTCCCTGATGGTGAGGAATTACTGCTCAGGACAATGAAAAATCCAGATGATTACTGGAACTACCATGGCCATGAGTATCCATTCATCGGATGGGAGGAACTGACTAACTGGGCAGGTGATGATTGTTACGAGGTGATGAAATCCTGTAACCGGTGCTCAACACCGGGAATACCAAACTATTACATGAGTAGTGGCAATCCGTATGGAGTGGGCCATGGTTGGGTTAAGGAGCGATTTATTGATATCGGGCCTCCCGGTACAGTGATTCAGGATGATCTGGGCCTAACCAGAGTCAGGATCCACATGGAACTAATTGACAATATCCACTTGATGGAATCCGATCCATTGTATATAAAACGATTAGGCAGTCTGGGTAATGCGAATTTAAAGGAAGCATGGCTGCACGGTAACTGGGATATTGTAGTCGGTGGATTCTTGCAGGGCATCTGGGATCCCAAACGGCATGTGGTTGAGCCGTTTAATATTCCTGAACATTGGCCACGGTGGAGGTGCATGGATTGGGGATTTGCGAAACCATACGCCATAGGCTGGTACGCTAAGGATCCAGACACAGGCATCACATATCGGTACCGGGAATTGTATGGGTATGGTGGTAAAGCCAATGTAGGTACCAGAGAAGGACCAGACGAAGTATCGAAACTGATACATGAAAAGGAAAACAAGGAACTCAAGGCAGGCTTAGAATTTAGGAAGAACCCGGCAGATACACAGATCTGGGGTAACATGGGAATCAAGAAAGCAGGCAAAGAGATCACTATTGCCAAACTGTTTTCCCAGAACAAGATTAGATGGACCCCGGCAATTAAAGGGCCGGGTAGCAGAAAGTCAGGTGCACAGATTGTAATTAATCACTTGAAGAACGACACGCTAAAAGTGTTTAATACGTGCAAGCACTTCATCAGGACTGTACCAGTGCTGATGCCTGATGAGGATGATTGGGATGATGTTGATACAGATATGGAGGATCATGCATGGGATGAGTTAAGATATTCCATGGTATCGAGACACCGGGCAGATAACCCGGCAGGCAACGGGAAAAAAGAACCACTACCGGGCACTTATGATCACTTGATTAAAGTCACAGGTGGCCGCAAAATGGCTAATCCATACTCACTAAAGAAGGGGAAACACCGATGAAAAAGTTAGTACTCGCAGCAGCACACGCAACAAACGATCAATCTGCAGATGTAACACTGGATGCAACACCATTCATACCAAAGATGAACGGCATTTGTATTATACAGAAAACATCTGATTATGCAGGCGGCACAGCTACCGTGCAGTATTCAGATGATGGTGGAACTACAGATGTGACTCTTACAGATGTTGATGGTGATGATGTTAAAATCACAGCAGCTGGCACACTGGACACCTTGATTTTTGAAATTGAATTTCACGAAATCCATAACATGCTGCAAGCATCCCGGTCAGCCGGTAGTGTTACAGCAATCCTGTTAAGCAACTAAGTAGCTAAGCATGGATAACCCTGAGAGTGGTGATCAGGACCCTACTGCTCGTGCCAAAGTACGCGGCACTGAGCAGGAGGTGATCCCTGAGAATGAAAAGAGTACTGTCAAAGCGTGGATCGGACGTATCGAGAAGCGCAGAGGCAGTCAGGCTTACAAGAATTACCTGAACCATATTAAAAAATGGCGTAGGTATTTATCTGGTAATGTCGGCACAGAAGAATTGACAGGATCAGCCTCAGAGGTTGATAACGATACCGGGGCCAGTCTGGTACGTGCCAATTTGATTTACGCCACTCTATCCAATGCAGTACCCAGAACCTATGCAAAGAATCCAGAGATTGATGTGGATCCTAGTGAGTCAGTGGAGCCTGCACGTTATGAAGTTGTCGAGAAGTTTTGCAAAACCCTTTCCATTATCCTGAATAACCAATTTTCTGATCGTAACGCTGGACTCAAGAGCCACGTGAAGCGCACATTACGAGCAGCACAGGCCGTAGCTATTGGATGGGTAAAGGTTTTGTACCAGAAAGATATGGATGAGGACCCGGTGATCATCAACCGGATGAAAGACATACAGGAAAACATCAACGTTATTGACGCTACGATTGAGGAGATCGATCAGCAGGAAGATCCATTGTCAGAGGATGAGTTAAGTGAGCAGCGTGAATTTTTACGTAATCAGCTGCTTGCCTTGGCAGAAAAAGCAGAAGTAGTCAGGCAGGAAGGTCTGATCATTGATACGCCTGCATCTGAGGATATTACTCTGTCAGCAAACATCAGGGAGATCTGCCAGTACCGCAGATGCCACTGGATGAGTGAGCGCATATTCATGGATGAGGATGATATGAAAGCTAATTTTGGATTCATCCCGAAAAAGGCCACCAAGTATTACAACCGGGAGGATGCTGATAAGAAAACTACCGGGCAGCAGAGCACAGCACAAGAATCCAACACTGAGAACAAAGAATGTGAATACCTGATCCATGAGGTATGGGATGCACGTGGCAACCGAGTTTATACATTGTGTGAGGGCTACGAGGGCTACATGAGAGATCCCTACTCACCAGATACCGGGGAAAGATGGTACCCGTACTTTGGCCTGCACTTTAACGATCTGGATGGGATCCTATTCCCACTGTCTGATGTTGAAATGCTGATTGAATTGCAGGACGAGTACAACGAAACCCGGACCAATTTCAGAGAGCACCGACAGAACTCAATACCTTTCTTTTTTGGACTCAAGAGTGCGCTATCTGAGAGTGATGCCACCAAGATCCAGAACCCCAAACCGTTTGACCTTATTTTGATTGACGGTGAGGAAGGTATGACGATTGACAACTACATCAAGGAATTTAGCCCACCAAGAATTGATCCCAAGGTTTATGACACCCAGCACATCCGGGTGGATTGGGAGTTGATCTCAGGCCAAGGTGATGCATCCCGTGGTGTAGTAGCCAAACCAAAGACACTGGGAGAGGCTGAAATACTGGAACGTGGCCAGCAATCACGATCCAATGAGCGTATTGATGTTATTGAGGACTTTGTGGAGGAGATTGCAAACTACGCAGCCCAAATACTTTTACAGGAAATCAATCAGGATCAGGCACTGAAAATTGCAGGGCCGGGTGCAACGTGGCCAGAACTTACCAGAGATGAGATTTTTGATATGGTGCAGATTAGCATTAGAGCAGGATCCACTGGTAAACCAGACAAGGTGCAAGAGCAGGAACGGTGGCTGAAATTCTTACCTATCATCCGTGAAACCTTGCAAGCCATGGCAGAAGTAAAAGCAGCAGGTGGTGATGAACGCATGATCAAGGCCATGATGAACATACTGCAAGAAACCATGGAGCGATTTGATGAGCGTATGGATGTAACCAAACTGCTCGAGGTGGATTCTGAGGACGAGAACGAGAATAAAGGCCCAGACCCAGCAGAAATGGCCAAGATGCAGGAAGCACAGAAGCAGGCAGCCCAGCAAGCAGAAATGATGGATGCCCAGATTAGAAAGCTGAAAGCCGACACCATCAAGGTGTTATCAGAGGCAGAGGCTAATGAAATGGGCCAGCAGTTTGATATGTATATGACTATGGTGGAGCGTTTACGGCAGATGCTCCCCATGGAACAACAGCAGCCCCAATTACCGGGGCAACAATTACAAACTCTACAGTAAGAGTGGGAGGATTTTATGTATAAAGATACATTAGTCGCAAAAGATGCATTAGTCGCAAAAGATGCACCAGCATTAGCAGCAGTTGAAACTGAAATGAACCGGCAGATATCATCAGCCGATCATCTTAGCAAGCGTACGGCAGCAGTATTAAATAGGTTGTCAGGTATAGTTTCACGATTGATCGGCCCGATTCCTTTACAGGATTCAGCAGTAAGTGAAACCGGTACGCTTATGGAAGAATTACGCCATGCACAAAATAATGCTCATGCTGATTTAGACAACATTGAGACACTATGCTCCACTCTGGAAGGTGTAATTTGAAGTGGCCAAAGTGGTTGATGTTGAAAAGCACCAAGAACGAGCAGGAGATCAAACTGCTACGTGAGCAGCTTGCAAAAACCACCGATGCATTGAACCAGTTAACTACAACCATGTTAATTTTTAGTCACACAAATGAGGGTAATATTGTGCAGGCACCCATACAAGATGTGATTGTTGGGATGCTTTCATACCACCAGCTGGAGATCAGACCAGTAACCGGGGATAGTCCTCATGGCTGCATAAGGCGAATACAGGCAGAAGCAGTAAAGCACTGAATAATAATTAAACGGCACGGGAGATAATAGTAATGAATATAAGATTTATATATCCATGGTTTAGTGGGTACCAGAATGAAGCAGGCGCAGAAGGATCGCAGGGTGGAGGCTCAGGCACTGACACCGATGATGATAACCCTACTACTGCATCAGCTGATGTGATCGCAGATTCTCTGGGTATCAAGCATAATGAAAATGGTGATGTGCCTTTGGATGATCCAGACCCAGAGACTGACCCTGATCCAGAAAAAGACCCGGAAGTAGATCCCGATGCCGATCCTGAGAAGGATCCAGAGAAAGACCCGGAAGTAGATCCAGACAAGGACCCTGAGAAGGATCCAGAAAAAGATCCAGAGAAGGACCCGGAAAAAGATCCTGAGAAAGATGATGATCCCTACAAGGTACCTGATGATCTGAGTGAAAAAGGTAGTGTGCGTTTCCAGAAACTGGTAACTATCAGCAAGGAAAAGGACTCAACCATTGAGGGCTTACAGGATGCACTACAAGGCATTACTCAGCAGTTTCAAGATACCAAGGGCAGCCCGGACCAGATAGCAGCAGCACTGGATACCCTGACCATGATCAATCTTGAGCCTGAGAAAGCGGTCATGCATTTGTATGGCATGGCCCAGCAGCTGGCCAAGGCCACAGGCACAGAGTTACCGGGCTACGATATTCTGTCCGAATTTCCAGAGCTACAGCAGCAGGTGGATGATCTTAGAATCACCAAAGAGATTGCCATGGAAACTGCACGGTCACGCATACGCCGCCAGAACGAAACAGATCGCAAGGAATTTACTGTTAATGCAGATAAAAAGCAGCAGGAATTTAATACAAGCCTGAAAACTGCAGCAGATACGATCTTCAACCAACTTTCTACATGGCAGAAAAATGATCTTGACTGGGAGAAGAAAGCACCACATCTGGCCAAGGCAGCTGCTTATGCAAGGGATAACCTTGACCCCAGCCAATGGATCGCTTATATAAATAACCAGTATGAGTCACTTGATGATTTAATTAAGTTGAGTACAAAAACTGATACTACAAACAAGGGTAAGAAAAGACCCTTGAGATCGGGAGGCACTGGCGGTAAAGGTGAACCCCAATCATCAGAGGAAGCTATTACAGCAGCCCTCGGTTTGTAACTGATGTAAGCCGCCTCATCACCGGCAGACTGGATCGCTACTCGTCATGGCATGACTGTTTCTAGGCTCGTCACCTAACCGATTGTAAACGGACTCATCATCCACGGTTAATTTGACAGAAGGAAACATAATCATGCCATTTACAGCAGATGAGATATCCACTGCCGGTATGACTTCACTTGATTTTTACGTCAAGAATAACCCGGTAGATCAGGTCGCCATTGAGAGAGCGTTACTCAAGGATCTGAACAAGGGTAAAAAGTCATTCCCCGGTGCTAAAGAGTATGTTGTGGAGCAGATCCGCAACCAGTACCAATCCAATTTCCAATGGTTTAACGGCTCCAAGACTGTTACGTACAACAAGCGTAAGACAGTGCAGCAAGCAAAATTCCCATGGCGTAGTGCACATGATGGTTTTGCATTGGATGAAGATCGTTTGGCCCAGAATGGTATTACCATGATTGAAGGTAAAACCAAGACAGCCAGCCGTGCGGAAGTAATGCAGCTTACCAATTTGCTTGATGAAGAAAACGAGGTGCTACGCCTTGGTTTTGAAGAAAAGTTTGATCAAGCACTCTGGCAAGATGGATCAACAGATGCCGATGCCATTGATGGTATTGATGCATTGATCAATATTGATGCTACTTGGAATACAGTAGGCGGCATCAATTCAGCAACAGCCGGTAATGAATACTGGCGCAACCATAAGGCTACTGGCCTTACTACCACTACAACCGTGGGCACCATCTGGTCCAGTATGCGATCTGCATGGCGTGCGTGTGTGCGTAATGGTGGTCGTCCAGACAAGATCTATGCAGGCTCAGATTTTGTGGATGGTTTGCAGGACTTTATGATGAGAACCTATGGCCGTTTAAACTATTCCAGTGTTGATTACGTTGGTAGTGGTGAAATGGGTAACGGTGCTGATGGTTTGGATACAGGTATGCGCTTTAATAAAGTGCCTATCATCTGGGTACCATCATTCGCGGATCTCGATGCATTATCCGGTGAGCCAGTAGCCTCAAGGCCAGCATGGGAAAAGCGTTGTTACTTTATAAATACGCGCCACCTCAAGCTGCGTCCAATGGATGGTCACGATATGATCGTGCGTAAACCACCACGTACTTATGATAAGTACGAGTACTATTGGGGCCTGACTTGGCGCGGTGGTGTTACAACCAACAGACGTAACGCACACGCGGCTCTGTCAATAGCTTAAGTAGCACGGACAAGGGATCCTCCCACTCTGATCTGGTCGTTTTCCCGTGGCCAAGGATGAGATTGCCGAGTAGTACCACGGGATTCAAATTTTCCAATGGGAGGAAATTATTATGAAATTCACAACACAGGCCGTAATCGTTGAAATTGAAAAAGATGTAATGACAAAATTTGTCAAAGGCATCTGTATCCATGAAATACCTATCTTACAAATGATCCATGGTGATGCTGCAGTACAGCCACAGGACTACGGTGATCAGTTTGAAATGGATACACAAGAGGAGTTTGATCGTCTTGCCAATAAATACGGTGAGGATACCGAATCAAAAATGTCATTTGTAGAGCGTGTGTATGGTATGTCAGGCCGGGGCCTTGTTACTACTGAGGACTTGGTGCAGGAAAAAACAAAAGATATTCCAATCGATCTCAAAAGGTTAAACCCTGATGATGAGGATGGTGTAGAAACTAAGCAGCCTAAAGTATTGGCTGATCCACCACCAGATACTGATGCCGTGCCATTAGCGGAACGTGAGATCGGTGAGTTACGTGAAATGTGTGATGATCAAAGCATTGAATATAACAAAACCGATAACCGGGCAACACTGGCCAAACGTATCACTGATTTAAAGGCAGTTGCTTAAAAGGTAACTAGATGCCGGTACCAGTTTACAAAACAAGAGGTGAAATCCGCAGTGCCGTACTAGCCCGTATTGGTATGGGTGGTATGGGTGCTGCGGCCTCTAATGCTGTACCTTGGCTTAATGATTTGCTTGATGAAGCCCATGAGGTTTTTTGGGAGTTAATGAATGAGAAGGACAAGCAAACATTTTGGGATATAGAAACCGTGGAGAGCCAGCAGTGGTATGACATACCAGACACCATGGACCATAAACGTATCTCATCTGCACAGGTAAAATATTCTGGTCAATGGATCCCTATGACAGAGGGGATCGATATGCACCATGATTCCAATTCTGATTTAGGTGATGAGCATTACCCACAACGATATGACATTAAATACAATAACGATGGTGCAAACGATGCAACCATGATCGAGGTGTACCGGATCCCTGATGGTGTTTATACCATGCGATTTGAGGCGATCATGCGATTGTCAGTTTTTACCGGGGATGCAGATATACCAAGTGTGCATCATCGTTTAATCATCCAGTACTGCACGGCATACGGAAAAGCACATCTGAAAAAACCAGATGCAAAAGAAGTAATGGACGCATTGAATATTTTATTAAAACGGATGAAAGGTAAGCAGCATAAAAATAATGGTGTTTACAAGCGTGGTGGTGGAGCATCAGCACCAGAACCAAGACCAAAAACAGTTTAGGAGATAGTCATGCACGCAGACGCAATCCCAGCACTAACAGCGGTAACAAAATCAGATGCCACCGAATATACCCCTCCATTGATTGGTTTAAGAGTGGGTACAGCAGGTGATGTAAAGATTGTTTCAGATGGTGAAACTTTAACTATTGTTGGTGTACTGGCAGGTGAAACAATTACCGGGAGCATCACTAAAGTATTTTCAACCGGTACAAGCGCAGATGATTTCACCGGTATGAAGTGGATGGATGCCTAATGCTTTTTGGTCACGGCCATGGTTTAGGTTTTATAAAGAAAGAGCCAGCGGCAAACTATGCGGCATCTGGCGATCCTATTAATTTAACTTCTTTTGTAAGTGTACCGACCGATGATAATGTATGGACTTCCCCAGATAACGCTCAAAACCAAGACGATTCCTATACAGGATCATTTATAAGCCCAGCTAGTAATACCGATCAATTAGAGTGCACTAATTTACTTCAAAAAATACCACCGTCAGCAACTATTACAGGGATAAAGGTAGAGCTTGATAAATACTCATCTGCAGCAGGTGTTGCAACAGATCTAATAGTGCGGTTAATAAAAGCAGGCACCCCAACAGGTGATAACAAAGCAGATACGGTTACTTTTTGGGGTAGTCTAGATACAGATACCTATACGCTTTACGGTGTAGGCATTACCGATTTATGGAGTGCCGGGTTAAATGCTGGTGATATTAATGCGGTGGATTTTGGGGTGTTGCTGCATTTTACAAGCACAACCGCTTTTGGAACATTATTTCTAGATCATATACAGGTGAGGATTTATTACACATGAGATCATACCAATTCCCATGGTCGCGCCTTATTGTTCGGTATCCTGATGGTGTTGCTATGTATGCAGTTTACTCACCAGATAATGATGGTGTTACTTACTCATGGAAAGCAAAGGCTAGTTTTTTAGATACGGAAGTTAGCCCGGATCTTGCTCAAGATTATATAGATAATTTACCGCAGCAGGTTGTGAACCAGATCAGCACATTAAATACTCAGCAGCAGGCTGATATAGGTACAACCAAACAGGATTACTATAAAAGCAATCCAAGACTAAATAAAAGTCTGGACGATATTGATCGTGATGGTGTTGTTAGAAATATATTACCTTTGTAATTGGGATAAAAAATGCCGAGTATCACTTACAGCAAATTCGACATTGGATTAGACAGGCGCAAAGGTGCCTCAGTGTCAGAAGCAAACAGACTACAAGAGCTACAAAATGCTTTTGTTAACTCTGGCCGCGTGATCGAGAAAAGACCCGGCTTAATCAAGCTGGGAACGCTGGAGACTGGTACCTTTGGACTTATCTCAGGCGGTGGTTATCTCAATACGTTTTTTAGTGGCACAGCCATTGTTCATTCTGACACAACTTTTTTAGCAAACCGGATAGAACATCCTACCGTTACATCAGGAGTAACAATTACTGATGTGTTAATGGGTGATGTATTTAGCGGGTACCTTTATGTGTCGGTTAAATTCAGTGATGGAACCACGTGGCATTTTTATCTGGATGCAGATGCAGCATGGGTAGCAAGTACTGCTTATTCAGTTGGTGATTTTGTTGAGCCAATAACATTGAATGGATACAGGTATGAAGTAACTGCAATAGCAGGTACTGG